CTTAAGGAATTACTTGAGAAAAGGGCTGCTAAGCAGGCCGAGATGAAAGCCATTCTTGATATGGCTAAGCAGGAAAACAGATCTCTTAACGAGGAAGAGAACACAAAGTTCTCAGCTCTTGAGAAGGAGATCCGTGATCTGGACAACACAATCAATGCCATCCAGACATCAAGAGAGCTTGAGCTGAGCGCTCCTGAAGTCGAGAAGGAAGAGGAGAAGAGAGACACGAGAACACAGGAACAGCGCGAGTATGATGCTTTTGACGCTTATATCCGCGGACAGCTTGAGACCAGGGATGACCCTACAGCAGTCAACATGACAAAGGGCGATAACGGAGCAGTTATTCCTGCATCAATCGCTAACAAGATCATCCAGAAGGTTACTGATATCTGCCCCATCTATGCAGATGCTGACAGATACAACGTAAAGGGCACTCTTACAATCCCTTACTATGATGAGACCACACAGGGCGATATCACAGCTGATTACGCTGTTGAGTTCGTTGACGGACTTTCCACATCCGGCAAGTTTGGAAGCATCAGCCTCACAGGATTCCTTGGAAGGGCAATCACAGACGTTTCCAAGTCACTCATCAACAATTCTCAGTTCGATGTTGTTAACTTCGTTGTTAACAGAATGGCTCTTGCAATCAGCAAGTTCCTCGAGAAGGAGCTCCTTAACGGAACAGCTAACAAGATTGAGGGTCTTTCCGGTATTCCTGCCGGCATGAAGAAGACACTTGCTTCTAAAGATGCCATCACATCAGATGAGCTCATTGACATCCAGGAGATGGTTCCTGACGTATACCAGGCTGATGCTTACTGGATCATGAACAAGGCTACAAGAACAGCCATCAGAAAGCTTAAGGACGGCCAAAACAACTACCTCCTCAACAAGGATGCAAATTCAAGATGGGGCTACACACTGTTTGGAAAGGATGTATACACATCCGCCAACGTTACCGCTCTTGGAACAAACAGCAAGACTGTTCTGTTTTACGGTGATATGAAGGGGCTTGCAGTTAAGCTCTCTGAGGACATCAACATTGAGGTGCTTCGTGAGGTTAAGGCTTCCCAACACGTTGTTGAAGTACTCGGCTTTGTTGAGGTTGATGCTAAGGTTCAGAACGGCGAGATGATCGCTTGTGCTGTAACACCTGCTGCAACCTGATCGGAGGTAGCATATGGCAAAAGTTGAGGCACTTGTATCTTTTGCCGGAGTCGTAACCATGGGAATAGGCGAGGTCGGAGAGATATCTGACAAGGACGTTCTCTCCGGGCTCGTTGCCGCTGGCTACGTGAAAGTGCTTGAAGCTCCAAAGGCAAAGGAAGAGACAAAAGAGGCTGAGAAGCCTAAGAAGGGGACCAAAAAATGAAAGTAAGTGATGTAACACTTCAGAATGTCATAGACTTCCTGAGGATAGATCTTCCAACGGAGATAGAAGAGGCTGAGATATCAGCAATGATGACAGCCGCTCTTAACTACATAGTGGGATATACGGGTCTGACTGAGGAAGAGATTGACGAGCATGAAGACATCACAATCGCTTATCAGGTCCTTATAGCAGATATGTTTGACCAGAGAAACAATCAGATTGAGAAGCCGACCTATGTAAATCGTACCGTTCAAAGCATACTGAGCTTATACAGGGTAAATCTTTTGTGAGGTGACATATGAGAAGGACGATGAACATAGGAAGGCTATCTAAGAGAATAACAATCTTCCGTTTTGTGGATGATGTGGATTCCATGGAGCAGAGTATTCAGAAGCTTAATCCGGTTGCTACTGTGTGGGCTGATATCTCCCCGATACGGGGCAGTGAGTTCTACGAGCTCAAGAAGATACAGTCCAGGGTCACACATAAATGCTTTATCAGATATCGTGAGGAATACGCAGATATCAATTCAAACTGGTATCTGGGAGTGGATGATAAGATGTTCGACATTGACAGCGCTATCGATGTTGATTATGAGCATAAGATGCTGGAGATCAGATGTTATGAGCATATCAACAAGGAAGAGCCGGATGTTGTGATTGATGAGGGAGACTGATGGACGGAGTTGAGCTGACTGTGACAGGTCTTACAGAACTGAATGAGGATCTTATGAAGCTCATGCAGAAGTATCCGGATAAAGCCGGGGACCTTCTCAGGAAGAATGCCAGGGAGTTCCGTAAGGAATACACGCACAACGTCCAGTCCGCTGCTAAAACGCAGACAGGAAAGGGCAAAGCTCTGGAGCTTCTAAGGAACACCAAAGTATACCCGGTGCAGGGGTATGGTGCCAGGCAGTATGTTGAGGTCGGTGCCACGTCTCCACACTTCCATCTGTTTGAGCGAGGCCACGACTTGTATAACGCTTATATGGCTCATAAATCTGAGAACTATAAGAAGAGCAAGAACAAGAAGGACAAGAACCGGGCCAAGGTAAAGGATGGACACGTTGAGGGCCGCTTTGTCATGCAGAAGTCTATAGACTCATATGAGGACAAGATGCCTGAGGTTGCAAAGAGGATGTATGACGAACTTCTGAAAGAAGGGAATCTCTTATGATGACACTTGCAGATATCAAAAAGAAATGTCTGAAGATAATGAAAGAGTATTATCCCACGACAAAATACAAGTACTATTCTAATGCGGTCGTTGAGAGCTTCATCAGACCGTGTTTTTTTACAGAGATCACCATTGACCAGTCTGATACAGCCAGCTTCGGAGCTGAGCACTTCATGGGAACCTTCTCGATAGAGATCCTTCAGGACGTGATAGATGAGGCGGGAGCTCTTGAGATAGCGACAACGCTCAAGAAGGCTTTTGGACGTTATTTCATGGTCAAGCTCTCAGACAACATAGATGAGCGCACTGTGAGAGTCAAGGGTTTTGATTTCGATTTTGTAGGGACGGAGAATAATGTCCCGGTTATTACAGTAGACCTTGAATGGTATGACTGCATAACAGACACTGTAGACGCTGACCCTATGGAAGACGTGGATGTCAGCATAATAGTTGAAGCGGAGGATTAAAAACATGAGTGGAATGCCTAGCATTAACATCCAGTTTACTGAGCTTGCTGCTACTGTAGTAGAGCGCAGTAACAATGGAATAATCGCAATGATCCTCAAGGAGTCCAGCGTTCCGGAGACCAATCCCATCGTTGTAGCATCTGCTGATGAGATTCCGGCAACTCTCTCTGCTGATAGCAAAAAGCAGCTTGAGCTTGCACTTCTGGGATATGTGAACTCTCCTAAAAAGGTAATTGCATACTTTATTGAAGACGATAGCGTGGACTATACAGATGCGCTGAACTACTTCAAGACTGTTACATGGGACTATCTTGTAGTTCCCACTGTGGCAACTGATGAGCAGACTACAGCAATCGTTAACTACATCAAGAGCGAGCGTGCTGCTGATCATCTTGTTAAAGCCGTGCTCCCTAACACAGCGGCTGATAGCGAGGCTATCATCAATTATACTACTGCTGCCGCAATAGTTAATGATGTGACCTACACGGCTGAGGAGTACTGCTCAAGAATTGCCGGAATAATCGCAGGGACTCCTGTCGAGATGAGTGCAACCTATGCAACTCTTCCGGAACTCACCGACTGCTCAAGGCTTACCAAGGCCGAGATGGACACAGCAGTCAACGCAGGAAAGTTCTTCCTGTGGTGGGATGGTGAGAAGGTTAAGACCTCAAGAGCAGTCAACTCTCTGACAACTCTTACATCATCCAAGAATACACAGTTCCAGAAGATCAAGATCGTAAGTGCTGTGGACATCATCTCTTTCGATATCAAGAAGATGATCCAGGATACTTACATCGGCAAGGTGTCCAACAATTACGATAACAAGCAGATTCTGATGACTGCAATCGGAAGTTATTTTGATGAACTTCTGATCGATGGTGTTGTAAGCAGATATAACATCGCGATAGACATCAACGCAAACCGTGCTTATCTGAATGCTCATGGTGTGGATACAAGCGAGATGACAGAGGATGAGATCAAGATGGCAGATACAGGCTCCAATGTATTCCTGGTAGCGACTCTGAGAATCCTTGATGTGATCGAAGATGTCACATTGAAAATTACAATTTAAGAAGGAGGTTGAAAGATGGCTGCTAGTTATAAACCCGAAAAAGTGATGAATGGCAGTTTTGCCAAGATGTGGATCGGCGGTACTTTCCTCGGTGAAGGTACAGAGCTCGAAGCCAAGGTATCACTTGAGAAAAAGGAAGTTAAGCAGGCTGGAACACTTGCCAAAGGATACAAGATCGTTGGCACTGATGGCAAAGGCAAGCTCAAGGTCAATAAGATCTCTTCTTACTTTATTAAGCTCATAGCTGATAATATCAAGGCTGGAAAGACTACAGTTGTGACTATTAAGAGCACAATTGAGGACCCTGATCTTGGTGGGAAGAAAGAGACCGTGACACTTAAGAATGTCGTTTTCGATGAGCTGACACTTATCAACTGGAAAGTTAAAGAGCTCATTGAGGATGAGTACAGCTTCACATTCTCAGATTTTGAAATCAATGATGTAGTTTAATAATTTGCATTCAAGGTGCAGCGAGGTGAGATATCCCCGCTGCATTCTTTTGCATTAAATCGGATGGAGGAATTGAATATGAATTTGGTTGAAGGATTACTTAAAGCGGATCAGGCAAAAGCAAAAGAGTATGCCACTGGAACATTTATGTCAAAGAGACTTGCAAAGGTCCTTGGACAAAATGAACCCGTTGAAATGACTATCCGCGAGGTTGACTTAGGAACAATCAAGAATATCAGGGAGTATGCGACCAGGAGAGACGGAAGCTTTGACTCAGGCAAGAGCTTTGATTCCAATTTCATGCTTGTAGCCAAGGGTGTAGTTGATCCGGATCTCAATAATGAGGAGCTTCAGAAGCACTTTGGAGCTGATGATCCTGTACAGCTTGCTGAGATTCTTTTCAGGTTCGAAGCTAACTTCATCGCTGATGCGATAATCAAGCTTTCGAATATGTCCCTGGAAGATGCCGAGGACATCATAAAAAACTAATTAACACGGATGCAGATGTCCAGCTTATGTATCTGCTATTCCGTGATCACAACATGAGGCCTTCAACAGTTTATAACATGAAGCCCGGAGAGAGAGAAGTCATCCGGGCTTTTGTTCATTATGAACTGGAGGAGAGAAACGAGAGTACGAAGCCATGAGGGGAGACTGATATGGCAGGACGAATTATTGACGTAACCATGCAGCTCATTGATAAGGTAACGCAGCCTCTCCAGAGCGTTACTTCATCACTTACTGAGTCAAATAAACAATGGCAGAGGGCCGGAAAAGAGATAACCAACACCGGGCGGGGTATTACCAAGGTAGGACAGGGACTTACAACTGCAATCACGCTTCCTGTTGTAGCAGCCGGAACAGCAGCAGTAAATAACTTTGCTGAAGTTGATAAGGCTATGACCCTCATTGAGGGGACGATGGGTAAAGATAAATTTGCAGCGGCTGATCTGGGTAAGGCCATGGAGGATGCGGCTGCTACTTCAGTCTATAGCATGTCAGATGCAGCCAATGCAGCCCTGAGTTTTGCCAGAGGTGGATGGGATGCAGCACAGGCCGCAAACGCTATTGCACCAGCCATGAATCTTGCAGCTGGAGCAGGTGGTGATCTTGACGTTGTATCTGCCGGACTTATGGCAACAATGAACGCTTTTGGTGCGGGAGCACAAGAGGCGGAATCATATGCTGATGTTTTTGCTAATGCATGCAGCAATTCTGCACTTGATGTCAATAGCCTATCTGAAGCGATGAGCATAGCAGCGCCGATCTTCAAGACTGGCAGGCTTGATGTTCAGGATGCAGCCCTTGCCATGGGTGTTATGGCTAATAATGGAACAGATGCCAATGTTGCCGCTAACGCTCTTAAATCAGGTCTCGCACGACTTGCAGCACCTGCAAAAGAAGGCTCTGAATGGATGGAGAGGCTGGGTATTACTGCATTTGATTCTAAGGGCAAAATGAGGAGCATGATAGATATTCAGAATAATCTTAATGCTGCTTTTTCAACATTGAGCTCACAGGAGCAGGAAGCTGCTGCAAGTGCTATCTTTGGAAAGAATCAGATGGCATCATGGCTTGGTCTTATCAACACTTCTCCGGCAAGTGTGAACGAGCTTTCAGACGCTCTTGGAAAACAGTCAACGGCTTCCGAAATGGCGGGAGCGATGATGCAGGGAACCGGTGGATCTATAGAAAGCCTAAAATCATCTATAGACGTTCTTTCTTATTCATTTGGTCAGCTGATAGCTCAGTATGCTACTCCAGTCATTCAGAAGATAACAGAGATAATTGACAGGTTCAGGAACCTTGATGACGGAACCAAGGACATGATAATCCGCTTTGCTGGAATCGCTGCCGCTGTTGGCCCTGCATTGCTGGTATTTGGCAAGATGGTCACAACTATCGGTGGCGTTGTTTCTGCTGTCGGTAAGATAGGTGGAGCGATCAAGGCCGCTAATGGTGTTATGGCAGCACTGGCTAGTCCCGCTGGTATCGTCATTGCAGTCCTTGCAGCCATCGGTATTGCTATCGCACTTGTTGTAACGCACTGGGATCAGGTAAAGGCTGCAGCTCAGTCATTCTTTAATGAGATACAGCCCCTTATAAAATTCTTGCAGGATCAGTGGAATGAACTGGTAACATCCCTTAAGAGTACATGGGAGAGTCATCTGAAACCTGTATGGGAAGGCTTTAGGGATGCAGTATCGGATACATGGACGGCAGTACGGCCTATTCTTCTGAGGATTGCTGAAATTGCTAAGGATGTTTTTGAACTAAAATTCAAATTTGCCATCGAGGTTGCTGTTGATATATTCAAATTTATGGCTGAGTTTATTGGAGCAACTATTGAGACTGTAATCGGGGTCTTCAATGGATATAATGAATTTATCTCAGGTGTATTCACAGGAGACTGGGACAGAGCATGGAATGGTGTTAAAGATGCTTTCTCTTCAGTAATGGGCGGGCTTGAAAGCATAGCATCCAGTGCAGTTGATACTGTTTGCGGCATTCTTCAGGGGATTGCTGATTTCGTTTCCGGCTTATTTGACAGTATTAGCGGATTAGGCGACAAGGCTAAAGAAGAAGCGGATAAAGTCCCATCATCCGGAAGTAATGGTCATTTTGCTGTCGGAACATCATTCTTCCGTGGTGGTACTGCCACAATCCATGAGCGAGGGGCCGAGATTGTTGACCTTCCGAGAGGAACACGTATCTATCCTCATTCAGAGTCTCTAAAGATGGCATACAATGAAGGCCGTGCAGTAGGCTCAGGGCGTGGAGTCGGAAATATCTCAATAAACATCCCTAAGCTTGCTGACAACATCACAGTCAGGAGCAGTGATGACATTGAGGCCATTGCCGTAGCTCTTGCAAACAAATTAGAGCAGACCGCTCAGAATATAGGAGGTGGCGAGCTTGGATATATTTATTAGATGGGGTAAAAATGACGCAAGCGGCTTCAAGCTTCCCGTGAATCCTGCATCTTACAAGATTGATGGCAAGCAGCAGAATACATCCGTCAACATACACGCTTCCGGAGAGATAAACCTCAAAGGAAAGCGTGCGCTCAAGACGGTATCATGGTCGTGTTTCTTTCCCGGTGAAAAGTACAATTTTGCACAGGCAAAGCTTAATGATCCCATAAACTACTACGTCAAGAAGCTTGTGGAAGTCATGGACAAGAATACCACGATACATCTTGTACTAGGCCAGAGCATCAATATCTTTGGTACGATTGAGAGCTTTACCTGGGGACAGGACTCCGGGAATGGCGATATCAATTACGATATTTCCATTAAAGAACAGCGTACCCTTGGAGGTTCTGCTCCGAATATGTCTATCTTTGCCGATGATTATGTTGCTTATCACTGGAAGAAGGGCGATACATGGGCCAAGGCATATAAGAAGATATGGGGCAGGATGACTGACAAGACCAGTCCTGAATATACAATTGTATATCCTATTCCTGTGTATGGCGGAGGCCACAGCTGGATGACTCACAAAACAGTAACCACTACTAAACTGCAACTGGATGGTTACTACAATCATTCACCGGAATACTCAAGAAAGTACAATAAGAAGACTATCAACGCAGCCATAAAGGAATACAAGAAAGCACATCCGAGAGTTAAGAAAGTAAAAGAAGAGGTAGCCTTGATAGGAAAAGATGTGATCCTATGGGCTTAAGTAAGGCGGTGCAAAGATATGATAAGTGTATACTGGGAGCCAAAAGGCGAAAAACGTACCAAAATAGATGTTGTATCATGCACCTGGAGCGGGACTGAGAATCAGGCATCCAGGACGCTTGAGTTCACTATTCCATGGAATCCGTATGACAAGGGCTTTGTGAACATGAAGCTTGCACTCGGTGACAGGATCCTTTTATACAAAAATAAGAAGCTGTTATTTGTGGGAGTACTCACAAGCAGGGAAAAGACTGCCGCGATAGGTACTGCATCATATACGGCCCTTGATTACATGCATTATCTTCTGAGGAATAAAGTCACGAGGATATTCCAGAATGTGACTCCTAAGATGATAACAAAGTCTTTGTGTAAGCAGGCTGGGATAAAGACTGTGAATCTTCAGAATCCGAATCTTTTTATCCCGCTTGTGGTATATAAAGAGCAGTCAATGTATGACATCATCGTAGCAGCGTACAGGAAAGCTTATAAAAACAATAAGAAAAAATATATGCCTGTCATGTCCGGGAGCAAAGTCAGTGTGATACTTAAGGGGACTGACTCAGGAGTGATCCTGGATCAGAGCGTGGATATTATTGACGCTTCTTACCATGATACTACTGATAACATGGTCAATCATGTAGAGATTTACAAGGATTACTTTAAGCGTGGAGACGTGAAAAACAAAAAGAACATTGAGAAGTACGGCAAATATATGCAGGCATACACCCGCAAGGACAATGAGGATACTGAAAGAGCTGCCAATGCGCTTCTTGTCGGAGTCACTAAAGAGGCCAGCGTGAGTGCTCTTGGAAATGTGGCATGCATTGCCGGACGGAGCCTTAAGATAAGAGACAAGGCAACAGGGCTGACAGGTAAGTTCTATATTGCTTCTGACAGCCATACTTTTGAGAATGGCATACATACAATGTCTTTGGAACTGAGTTATTCCAACAAGATGGAAGAGGGAGCCACAGAAGAAGAGATAAAACTCAAGTAAGGAGCTGACATGATAAATCCTTATGAAAAAATAATAAAGGTTATAAGGGACCAGGGCAGAACTGGTCCTTTCTTATTTACCGGAATACTCAAGACTGATGGCAAGTGCATCACCGGGGATCTGGTACTTCATGAAGGTGAATATCTCAAGCTTGACGGGGTAAGCGTCACCACTGACAGCAGAGTCCTTATTGCACTGGTTGATGAAAGCTTTATTATTCTTGGAAAGGTGGTATAGAGATGTTTCCATTTGATCTTGATGACGATGAGGATATCGTTGAAGCGGAAGAAGAAACAACAAAACAGACAGACTATGAAATTGACTTTACCACCGGAGCGCTTACGGGAAGGATCATTTCAGGACTTCCTGCGCTGATCCAGTGGATAAGACTTGCGATTGAGACAAAGAAATACGTTTTTAATCAATTTTCATGGGACTATGGTTGTGAGATCAGTGACCTCATAGGCAAGGAGAGCTCGCTTGAATATATCCGGAGTGAGGTGAGCAGGATGCTCACGGATACCTTGTCAGGCAACACTGATATTGAGAGTATCGCTGATCTTGATGTCAATGTCGATAATGACAAGTTGAATATCAAATTCACTGTGAATACCGTTTATGGGAGCAAGGAGGTAGCCGCAAATGTATGAAAACAAGACAGTAGAGAATATTCTGGCTGATATGCTGTCACAGTTTGGCCCGGATGTGAGGACAGATGAAGGCTCACTTGCCTGGAATGCCTGCGCCAAGATGGCAGATGCTCTTGAGACTTACTATGAAGAGCTTGAGAGTATAAGAACGAATATCACTCCGGATACAATGGACCTTCAGCATCTGATTCTGTATGCTCCACAGGTAGGCCTTACATATCGTGAAGCTACTCCGGCAATTGTAAGAGGTGTCTTTTCCCAGGCGATTGAGCGCGGTACGCAGTTCTATTGTGGCGATTATACCTATACTTGTGGGACCCTTATACCGGATACAACCTACAACTATTATCTGACCTGTGATCAAGAAGGTGCTGAAGCTAATACCAATACGGGAACGCTCGTGCCGATTGATTACATTGAAGACTATGTCGGAGGATCAATCACAGAAATATTACAGCTTGGAACTGATGACGAGGATGAGGAAGTCTTTAGAGACAGGATCCTGGATTCATTTGGGGCCAAAGCATTCGGTGGAAATAAAGCTGATTATACCAACTTTATTGACGCCCTGGATGATGTGGGTGCCTGCAAACCAAAGAGAAGAGCAGCAGACAGCCCATGGATAAATATATGGATCCTCGATGATACACTGGGCATTCCGTCCGCTTCAGTAGTGGCTGAGGTGCAGGACGTTGTGGATCCTACAGTGTCAAGTGGCGAAGGTGATGGCATGGCTCCAATATGTCATCATGTGCAGATACTGGCTGCGGTTGGCACAACTGTCAATGTATCGGCAACGATAACACTCGACACCGGATACACAGTCGAAGCAGTTAAGGACTCGGTAAAAGCCGCCATAAATGAATATCTTTACACTCTGAGACAGTCCTGGGAAGATAACGCACTGACTTCCATAGTGGTAAGGATTGCACAGATAGAATCAAGGATTCTCTCAGTTGAGGGCGTTCTTGATGTGGCTGACACTGCGATTAACTCATCAGCAAGCAATCTGACTCTTACTTATGAAAAGGTCCCGATAATGGGGGAGGTAACACTGAATGTTTGATGCTCCTGAGGTGATTAAGAACATACCGGATATCAAAAAGATATATGAAATCAATGATCCACAGATAGAAGATCTCGATACAGATACCGACCAGCTCGACAGTGACATGTTTGCGGATCTTATGTCTGATGATGCGCTGAAGCACTGGGAGGCTATCTACCATATTGATGTTATGGATGATGAGTCCCTGGATGACCGCCGGACCAAGGTCAAGGGCAAGATGCTGGAGAGACCGCCATACTCATACCGTGTGCTGATCAGGAACCTGGACAACCTTCTGCCTAGTGGATACGACTTATATATCAGTGATGACCTTGATTATATACAGGTCAAGGTCGTGCTGACCGCCAAATATCTGCTTGCTAATGTGCAGAAGCTTCTCGATGATATGGTCCCGCTTAACATGGTTTTGGAAGTCATTCTGAAGTTCAATACTTATGGTGTTCTTGGCCTTCATACGCATGAAGAGCTGACAAACTTCACATATCAGGGTCTCAGAGATGAGCCTCTGATAATTGATTAAGGAGGAGAATAATGCAGACTACTGAACATTTAAATCTGAACCTGCCAGAGGCTACAGATCCCTATGATATCGGCAACGAAAATGAAAACATGGAGATACTGGACTCTGCAATATACAATCACGGGATCATTCTCGGAAGCGCATCCACAGCAGGCCATAATAAGATCATAAACGACCTCAGTAAGACATCTCTGTCAAACGGAGAGGCTTTGTCTGCTCGTATGGGTAATGCTCTCGGCCAGATGTTTGCTCCTATTGAGTCCAGTTCTTCGGCCAGCAGAGCTTATGCTATCGGTGCCCAGTTTATTTATAACGGAATACTGTATAAGGCCACAGCTGCAATCTCTCAGGGAGGCAACATTAACCCTGGTGGAAATTGCACACCGGCATCGTCAGTTACTGCGCAAATTAGTGATTTAGCAAATGTATCAGTATATACCCCAACATTAACAACCGGATTACGTGATTTTGTTATAGAACATACTGTGTATAAAGTTGGAAGTATAGTTGAGATACTGTTCGTTGTAAACGTAGGCACTAGCTTATCAGGGGAGCAACCTGCTGGATATTCAACAACTTTGTATACTTTACCTTCTGAATGTAGACCGCGTCAAGATGTCTATCGAGAGATTACTGTAAGAAATGGAGCTAAAAGGGCTTTTCTTGAAATAGACAGTTCAACGGGTTATGTTACCTTTACTTATAGAGACGCAACTGAATTAAGGTATCTCAACATATACATCAATGAATTATTTATTGTTTAAAAATACTGAATCGTATAGCAATACCTCACTGTTAACTTTGCGAATAACCGTATGTTTTAACAACCGTAGCGGTTGAATTATTTAGTTGAGTTATTGATATAACAGGAGTACCTAAACCATTTGAATATGTAAGCTTTATTCTAAGATTGGCGCCGTCAGAAACATAGTGTATATGTACATTATTACTAGGCTTTGCTAGCCATGTAACTAATCCTGATGAATTTGTAATTTCAGTAATTGATGGAACCTTCTCAGTTAATGGGAAATGCGTAATAAAAATATTCCCATACGTATCTGAAAATAAAAGGAATGTTGTTACTAAAGTACCATCGCATATAATATTTACTGCTGTATTCGGGTGAGCCGTCGATGTAATATGTTTACATACAGCCGTCGATGCTTTCGAATTAACACTTGAACCTAAATCACTATTTTGCGAAATAGCACAAAATGCACAACAGCCATACTCAATTAACATTTTCACTGTTCACCATCCTCCTTTTGACCGAAATACAGATTGAAAGGAGGATATGCTTATGGAGAGATTCATTCAGGAAGTAATAACCGCAATGCAGGACCATCTGACAGACTATCAGCTTCAGAAACTTGAGAACATCATGCTGATCAAGTCAGCCAGGTATGAGCTGCGCGAGAAGTCCTACGACATAGCACTGTCGTATCATGGATGGGAGAGCATCCTGAACACGTACCTTGGATGCAAGAGGTTGGAGAACTGCTCAGACGGAACGATTGACGGGTACAGACGTATTATCCGGATGCTGTATGTAGATATCGGCAAGGACATAAGGAACATAACCACGAACGACCTAAGGCTCTACTTAGCCAAGTATGTGGAAACAAGGCACATAAGTCTGTCATATAGGGAAACCTTGAGACATGCTATATGTGCTTTCTTTAGCTGGGCGGCTGATGAGGGTATCATCTCAAAGGATCCATCAAGAAGGATATCAAAGGTGAAGGTTCCAAGGATTATCAAGAAACCTTTTACAGCTCAGGACAGATTGAAGCTCACGACTCAGGCCAAATCGATCCGGGACAAGGCGCTGATGGAAATGCTGTATAGTACCGCCGGAAGAATAGGAGAGATCCTGGCACTTAACCGGGATGATGTAAAGCTCACGGATGACACTGGAGAGATATTGTTGTACGGGTGCAAAGGCAAGGCAGAGAGGAAAGTCTATCTGACAGAGGAGAGCGTCTTTTATCTGAAACAGTATCTTGAATCACGTGATGATGACAATGAGGCGCTGTTTGTCTCAGAGAGGAAACCACACACGAGGCTTTCCAAGAGATCTGTTCAGATGATGATGAAGGAACTGGGTGAGAGATGCGGGGTCAAAGCACATCCTCATAAATTTAGGAGGACACTTCTGACGGATATGAGCAAGCGTGGCGCAAACATCCAGGACATAAAGGAGTATGCAGGCCACGTCAATATTGAGACCACAATGCTCTATGTGGTGACAAGCGATAAGCAGGTCAAAGCTACTTTTGACATGTGCATCGCATAACTGAATGAAGGGGGCGCAGGGGCTTAGTTAGTGTGTGCCTGAGATGTTAAAGATCATCTGACGGATAGTCAGGTGTTTTTTATTGCAACTAATAACAAACTAAGGAGGAAATAAGAATGTACGAAGGAAAATTTTATCTGATCGAGATCACAAAATACGTGGATAACACACCTGATGCAAAGGCTATCTACTCATATGACAGTCAGGATGAAGCTGTTGCCAACTTCCACACCAAACTTGGTGGAGCCATGAAGAATGCCAATTATGCTTTTGAACTTTGCCATGTCATCAATGATTATGGTGTAGTTATTAAGACTGAGACCTTCGAGAGAGGCGCAGCAGTTCAGGAGTAATTTGCTACTTGATTGGTATTCGGAGGCGGTCACTTCATATAAGTGATCGCTTCTTATTGTTGGAGGGACGATGGACACACAAACATTATTGCCTATTTTTCAGACAATCCTGTCATTCATGAATATCTGTGTTCTGGGATATGCTCTTTTCAGATTCTTGAATAAGCCTCATGACACCCTGGAGGAGAGGATCAATGCCATTGATGTCAAACTAAGGGAGCTGGAGGTGAAACTAAAAGAGATTGACCAGTCTCTTCATCTGGGAAATGACAGGTTCAGAGAACAGGAAGACACTAATGAGGTTCTTATCCGCTCGGTGTTCGCTCTTCTTGAGTTTGAGGTCCATTATTGCGAGACTGAGCAGAAGCCAATAACAAAGAATTTGGAAAAAGCAAAAGACGATTTACATGATTACCTGGCAAAGAAATGAGAGGAGGAAAGCAATGAATCAGATATTTGATAATCCTATGCAGTGGTTTAAGGCAGCGGGAATCCGGGCGGTAAAAACGTTCGCTCAAACCATGATTGCTACTATCGGAACATCGGCTCTGTTTGAAAATGTGAACTGGCATGTGGTAGTATCCGCGTCACTTCTTGCGGCTCTTCTTTCCATCCTCACATCAATAGCCGGACTTCCGGAAGTGGAGGATTAAGCTATGGCAAAAGCAAAGACAACGAGTAAAAAGAAAGCAGTGGAAGAGGTAAAGGCTGCGGCTGGAGCATGCCCTTATGAATGTCCTGGATTTACTCTGAAGCCCACAATGGAAGGAAAAGACATCCTCTGGCTTCAGTGGAACCTTAACAAGTGCGGCTATGGCCTTAAGCTTGACGGTATATTCAGAGGAAAGACCCTTGAAGCGGTCAAAGACTTCCAGGAGAATAACGGCCTTGAAATTACCGGAGTAGCTGATCAGAAGACGAAGGCTGCACTCAGATTAAAATAAGAGAGGTGTAATATGGCTGTTTTGATTGCTCATGCATCGATAGATGAAAACAACAGAGCCAGAGGCGGACAGGCAGGAGATCAGACCGGGAAAGAGGTCTGCATCAGGGAGTGGTATAACAAGCCGTGGAATGTCATGATAAGGTTCAATGATCCCGTTATGGCTAATAAGGTAGCTGACTGCATGGAAATGGCTGCAGCCAATATCTACATCGGCTATGATCAGAATCAGCGCAATACACTTCTTACCAAAGCCCGCAGATTTAATTATGATGTTTCCAAGGTAAAAGAGCCTTGCGAGACAGATTGCAGTGCTTTGGTATCCGTGGCTTGTATGTATGCCGGCATTCCTGAGAGTGCACTTACCTATAACGGCAACTGCTTAACCACAAGGACCTTGCGCGCAGGACTCAAGGCCACGGGAGAGGTGTCAGTGTTTACGACTATTCCCTATCTGGCTAAGCCCGACAAGCTCAGGCGTGGAGATATATTATTAAAGGAAGGAAGTCATGTCGTTGTGGTAGTTAAGGTAAATGATGCACCACTCAAGAAGTCAGCTCAGGAGGTGGCTCAGGAGATCGTCCAGGGAAAAGGAAACTGGGGCAACGGAGTAGAGAGAAGGATAAGGCTCACCGAAGCCGGATACAATTACAGTATCGTCCAGTCCTACGTCAATGACCTTCTTAAGGTGAAGGAAGCTATTGATATTGAGCGCCTGATCTGGGACTATCTCATGCCTAAGATTGGAAACCCTTACGGGGTAGCGGGCCTTATTGGCAACCTCAAGGCAGAGAGCGGACTCAATCCCAAAAATCTTCAGAATACCTTTGAGAAGCGTATGGGTTTTACTGATGATTCATACACGGCTGCTGTGGATAATGGAGCATATAAGAACTTTGCAACTGACAGCGCTGGATATGGCCTTGCGCAGTGGACGAGCTCAGGACGGAAGCAGGCACTGCTAAACTCCAAGGGCTCCAGGTCAATCGGTGACATAGAGATGCAACTTGACTTCCTTTGGGTGGAGCTTTCCACAAGTTACAAGAGTGTGCTTACTGGATTAAAGAGTGCCAAGTGTGTCCGAGAAGCTTCCGACATTGTACTCACTAAATTTGAGAGACCAAAGGACCAGTCTGAGGGTATGAAAGAGTACCGGGCAAAACTCGGAGTGGAAATTTATCAGAAGTTTATTTGATGGAAGTTCACACGAAAAGGCACACGGAAAATAAAAAAGCCCCAAGCCATGCGGCTTAGGGCTAAGCAGGATACGGGAATCGAACCCGAAAACAGGAAAAATCCGTCAAGTCAGTATTGATGCGGTGTTCTCCTTGAAAGTCCGATAAATACTAGGCTTGACGGTGTTATTATTTGATTATTTGCGTTAGATTTTAACTCTAAAAAATTAACTTCTGACGTTTAAATGGCTCACGAAATGGCACACGAATTATTCTTCCCATGAATATTTTGGTTCTGGGAAATTATCCATATTACATCCAGCGGCTTTGCAATATTCCCACGTTTTATGAAGTTGTTTTATTCGACTTTCTGGAAGAGAATTAGGACTACGTTTTTTCTTTGCGTTTTCTTGATGAGTAATCCATTGACAGTTATCTGGTTCATAGTTGCCATCTGGATCAATCCTATCAAGCTCTAATTCGTTTGTGTAACCATGAGAATAAGCCCATTCGATGAATGTATCTGAATTATTCCATTCATCACAGACCTTGATTCCGCGTCCGCCATAGGCATAGTAATGAGAGTCGTTCTTATTGCTGCAGCGCCTTTTCATCAAACGCCATATGTTATATATCCGGCTGTATGATTTAGGCTTTCCGTCAATTGTTTTCATGGAAGTTTCCTCTCTTCTTTGAAATTATCGTCAATGAAGTTATTAACTATTTGAGTGTACTTTTTCCGGGAAGATGAGAGAGTGTTATCATATACACGCTCAAGGACAGTGGATCCTGATTTCCATCTTCCTGTTTCTTCAATATACTTCTTAGGGACTCCGATGTCAGTCCTGAATGATGCGGCATAATGTCGGAGACTGTGGAAATTAAAAGCAAAACCTAGCTGCTTACATAGCTTATCATACCTGTGAGAAATCACACCGGGATTCATATCAAACAGATAAGCCTCAGGATCTTCAGAGAAGGGCAGGGCATCAATTATCCATTTAGGAAGGTCAACAGTTCCTGCCTGGGCGTTCTTGGGGAATGCTTTATAAACCCATTTATTATCACTTAGAACTATGTCAGCATGGACATAAACAGTGCACATATCTCTGGAGATGTCTTTTTGTTTAAGGGCGGCAATCTCTCCCCGGCGAAGCGCTCCGAAGGCTGCCAGGTAGAGAACAGGTTTAAAATCTTCCGGAGCTGCCTCAATAAGCATTTTGACGTCTTCGGTGTCAGGAGCTTTGATCTCTTTGGAAGTGCTCTGAGGATATCGGATCTTGAATTTCCTATCACACTCAGCATAATCCAAAGCGGAGAGAAGGAAGCTGATTCTGTTCTTGATGGTCTTGGCCTTTACAGATACGCTCCATTCATTCACCAGAGCCTGTATATCAGACGTTTTAATGTTATTCACAAGAATGTCCGCTAATGAATCAAAAAGCGGAATAAGGCGCTTGTAGTTCGTTATAGTGGAAGGGGAGAGGACCTTTGCTCTGTCCTTGATATAATTCTCCATAGCGTTTTTAACTTTGAGACCCAAGACTTCTAGATCCTCAGCTTCGAGCTGCCATTCTCTGGCTAACTTCTCGGATTGAGTTTTTGCCTTCCGGGAATCATAACCAGTCTCTTTAGGGTGAACAGTGAAAGACTTCCGGATGATTTTTCCGTTGATAGATCTCTTGGCCTGAGTTCTCCAGGCACCAGACGGCAGCTTCTTAGCATTTGCCATTATCATTTCCTTTCTTTATGCGCATAAACTGCGTATAATAAATTTAAATCAGGACGTTTCATTAAAGCAGGAGGTTATTCGGTTCGCCGGATGCCTCCTGTTTGATTTATAGGTTGTACCAGTTACTTATCTCTGATAGGTAGCTGATATAATAAGCCCCACTATCACCATCCGAGTAGTGGGGCTGTTTTTTGTTATCCAGCGTAAAATACCTTGTCAAAATTTACCTGGCTTCTTATTCCAGCATGAATATCAAGGAATTCACAGTCTGATTCAATTTGAGAATATGCTTTTGAGTTTCCTTTGAGATTATCCCAGTTATAAGTATCAAAATTCTCTTTTTTCATACTTATTGCAAAAGCTTTTTGAGATGATACATTCCCTTTTGTGTCTGTAAAATCACAATATACGTAATACTCAATTTCTGTAATTCCATCCAATGTGTAGGCATCACGACATATATTGATATAATCGCTTAGACAACTTACTATGAAACCAGTTTCATTCCATGAAGCCTCATCGTAGTGGAGTGTTATGCTGATATCTCCCGAATCGTCAGGATTTGTCACATACCTATAATCAGAATACTTAAAATTTTGCGCATCAACGATAGATTTTATTTTGTCTTCGGTAGTCTCAGGCTGGGATTCCTCAGCAGGCTGTTCCTCAGCAGGCTGTTCCTCAGTTACTTCAGTTACTTCAGTTACTTCAGCTATCTGTTCTGTTGAATTTTCTTCAACGCTAGCGTCTTGTTTGGTGGATGTTGATGAACCTGGCTTATAATTTGCAACTCCAATAATTAACATCAAAATTGCTATGCCAAGACCGACATAAGAAAGGATATGCTTTTCTTCTTTGCTTCCCTTAATGATATCAATCAGGCCTGTGACTATTGCAGCGGGGAAAAATAAAAAACCTAAAACAATGGTTGCGATACTGAGTTTAGAATGTTTCATGACAGATCCTCCTTAATCATCATTTAAAAACAAGTTTTCCATCTCCTTGTACTCATTCCATTTCTCGCGCACCTTCAGGATTGTAAGAACTCTATTCTTTTCTTCCTGTGATGCATGCTCGTAGCAGTAGCGGATAAATTTCCACTTTGTTGTAGCTTCCTCCTCAGAGTTGTCAAAGTTTGACAACGGAATCTTTTTTCTGTTTACAACAACATCTTGATCAATTTGTCCAACAAGGGCATCAACATCAACACCGATGGCACTGGCAATTTTGTCTATAGTTTCAAGACTAGGATTGACAGGATTACCTCTGGGATCTTTGTTGTTTTCCAGCATGGAAACATAGGATTTTGAGACTCCGGCAAGCTTTCCGAACTCTTCCAAACTAAGATTATTTAGTTTTCTGAACTCTTTTATAACATCGCCTATTGTCATTGTGCTCCCTCCAATACTTGCAAATATATTTTACATCCTATATAAAACGAATACAACCAAAAAAGAAAAATATATTGACACGTTTAACATGTTGGTGTATGTTGGATATAGGTTCAACAATATATTGTAAGGAGGTAGTCATGGCATACAAGATAAAAGAAATTCGTGAGAAAAAACGTATGTCCCAGGCTGAACTGGCTGAAATATCGGGAGTTTCAAGGGCTACGATTATTCGCATTGAAAGTGCGGATAACGTTGTTATCAATACAAAAACTCTCGATAAGCTTGCGTCTGCTTTGGGAGTCTCTGTCAGAACCCTTTTTTTAACTTAAAAATCCAACATATTAAACTTTGATGTTGGAAAAGCGAGGTTCTTATGAATGCAGAATTATTCCGGGGGACAATCAACAAATACAGAGAAATCCGTCACATTCGTACTCAGGAAGATCTCCGAAAGCATACAGCGGTAGGGAGTTCCACCACTTTTAGGAAGTATTGGAACAATCCGGAGCTAGTTCCTCTGGGAGTATTCGAAGACATCATGAATGCTCTAAATGTTCCCTACGAGGAACGATGGGAGATCTTAAAAAAATAAGGGAGAGGAGGAGAAATGAAAAGAGTCATACTGGGGATTCTTTTAGGTGGGGCAATATTGCTTTCACCTGTCGAATCAGAGGCACATGATCGTCAGTGCCCAAAGCCCATAGAAGTTAGTTATGAGGATGCACAGGAGCTAATGAAGATAGCTTCTGCTGAGGCATTAAACCAGGGACCCGATGGAATGAGGTTCGTCATGAGTGTTGTGATTAACAGGGTCAACAGCCCTGACTATCCAAACACTGTCTATGATGTCATCCATCAGGCGCATCAGTTTTACACGGCTGGTATGAAGGCGGCTGAGATAACACCGGAAGTCCACCAGGCGCTGTCAGATCTTGAGATGGGAAACTTGGTCCCCGAGATCGTGGCATTTGAGAAAAAAGAGAACAGCAGTCTGGACAAGTTCTTTAGTGAAGCTTTCGATTATCGAAACCATACCTTTTACACTGCAAAAATTCAATAAAAAAGACCATGCTGCGAACATGGTCAAGATGGAAACTGCCGTTGCTTTAGCGCTTTTTCCATCTCCAATTATACAAGAAGGGAGATCAAAAAACAATGGAAAAACAGTACGAAACACCGAAAACAAACGTGAAGATGGCGGCTCTTAAGCTGCTGAGATTCAAGGCTCTTAGTGAAATGAGCAAGGGCGGCTCACTTGATGAGTGGGTCCTGAGCATAAAGGACGTAAATGAGATCCTCTGTGTGGCAAATCTGCCCCTGATCATACCGGAAGAGCTCAATAAGAAGGAAGTGGAGGTAATAATATGAAGCTTTATGAAATATTAGCAGCACTTGAGAATTGTGTTGATCAGGAGACAGGAGAAGTCATTGATATTGAAGCCTTGGACGCTCTTGAGATGCAGTATGAAAAGAAGGTCTCTGACATAGCGTGCTGGGTAAAGAACCTCAGAGCTGAAGCTGGAGCACTTAAGAATGAAAAGGATGCCCTGGCTAAGAGACAGAAGGTTTGTGAGAACAAGGCTGATTCTCTGCAGAAGTATTTAGACAGCATTCTGAATGGTGCAAAGTTCAAGGATGAGAGAGTGTCTATCAGCTATCGAAAGAGTGAAAGTGTAGAAGTCGATGATGCAGCCATTGATGAACTTCCCGCAAGATTTATCAAGGTTGAGAAGTCAGTCATGAAGACACCACTCAAGGATGCTCTTAAGGGAGGTCAGACTTTTGATGGAGTTCGCCTGGTAGAGCATAACAATATTCAGATCAGATAAGGAGGAAAGATGAATATTACTAAGGGAGTTATCCCTAGCGCCAAGAAGGTTGTGATCTATGGCCCTGAAGGGATTGGTAAAAGCACTTGTGCAAGTGAGTTCCCCGATCCAGTGTTTTGCGACACGGAGGGGAGCACTAAGGCAATGGATGTATCAAGATTTGATGCACCAGAGAAGTGGGAGGATATCTTCTCTGCAGTGAAGTATGTATCTCAGAATCCATCATGCTGCAAGACTTTTGTTTTGGACACTGCAGACTGGGCTGAAATGCTCTGCATCAAATACACGTGTGAGAAGGGTGGAGTGAATGGCATTGAGGACTTTGGATATGGGAAAGGCTACACATATACCCAGGAGAACTTTAAGAAGCTGATAGACAGACTTGATGATCTGATAAAGCTTGACATCAATGTAGTCGTGACCGCACACGCCAAGATGCGCAAGTTTGAACAGCCGGATGAGATGGGAGCCTATGACAGATGGGAGATGAAACTGTCGAGACAGGTGGCTCCTATGCTAAAGGAATGGGCTGACCTTGTCCTCTTTGCTAACTACAAGACGTATGTGATTGAGGATGATAAGACCAAGAGCAAGAAAGCTCAGGGCGGAAAGCGCGTGATGTATACCACACACAATCCCTGCTGGGATGCCAAGAACAGATATGGTCTTGATGACTGTCTTCCGTTTGAGTACTCGGCAATTAAGGCAATCATCGAAGGAAAAGACAATCCGAAACCTAAGAAAACAAAAGAAAAGGCTCCTGAGCCGATCAAGGAAAAAGAAGCTGCTCCGGATCCGAAAGAACCCGAACACATTACAAAGCTTAAGGCACTTATGGAAAAGGACGGCATCGATGAGGACAGACTTATCCTTGCAGTCGCTTCCAAAGGCGGGTGCTTCACAGGAGATAAGATTGAAAATCTTAATCCGGAATTTGTCCAGAAGAGTCTTATCGATAAGTGGGCTGGATTCGTCAAATATGCCAGGAAGATTGATACAAGTATGGAAGAAATTCCATTTGAACCTTAAAGAAAAGGAGAAGGCAAGATGAGTGATGAAGAAGTAAAAGTATTGGATTGGGACGATGAGATCGAAAATGATGGAGCCCCGCAAAAGGACTTTGTAACTCTGGAAGAGGGAGATTACGAGTTTGAAGTACACAAATTTGAGAGAGGGCATTACACACCAAAGCAGGGAGCTAAGACTCCAGCCTGCAATCAGGCAACGATAACTCTCAAGATTCATACAGATGAGGGAGAATGCTACATCAAAGACAACTTCCCGCTGGCTTCAACGATGGAATGGAAGATATCTGCATTTTTCAGGGCGGTAGGACTTAAGAAGCATGGTGAGAAGCTCAAGATGAAATGGGATCAGGCCATAGGACTTAAAGGTAAGGCTCACATCACCAAGACCAAGGGCAACAAGGATGACATCTTCTTTAATAATGTAGGCAATTACATTGACCCGGTTGCCAAAGGGGAGGATGACGAATGGAGCTAAGGCCTTACCAGGCCGAGGCAAAAGCTGCAATCTATAAAGAGTGGGAGGATAAAGACAGAACTCTTCTTGTCCTTCCCACCGGGTGCGGCAAAACTATTGTATTCGCAAGTATAGCCGAGGAGAGGACTCAGAATGGAAAGGTCCTGATCCTCGCTCATAGAGAAGAGCTTTTGTCTCAGGCATCTGACAAAATCAAAAGCAATTTTGGTATTGACTGTGCAGTAGAAAAGGCTGAGCAGACAAGCATCGAAAGCAATGCACTCATAACAGTTGGAAGTGTTCAGACATTGATGACAGATAAAAGGCTCTCAAGATTCACTCATGATTATTTCAAGACGGTAATCATTGACGAAGCACATCATGTACTAGCTAAAGGTTATCAGAATATCCTCACATATTTTGATAAAGCCAAAGTGCTTGGTGTTACCGCGACTCCTGACCGGGGAGACATGAAAGAACTGAGTGAAACATTTGAAAGCCTCGCTTATGAGTATAGCTTAAGGGATGCAGTCAAGCAAGGCTACCTGTCACCGATAAGGGTGCAGACAATACCATTAAACATTGACCTTTCAGGAGTAAAGGTATCCTGTGGAGACTTCCAGGTGAACGAGATCGGACACGCTCTGGAGCCGTACCTTGAAGATATTGCAGATGAAATGACCAAGATCTGTATGGATAGGCACACTGTTGTATTCTTACCGCTTGTCTCAATCTCCCAGGCATTCAGGGACATACTGAACCGCAAAGGATTCAGAGCGGCGGAAGTAAACGGAGAATCAAAAAACAGAGACGTGATACTGCAGGAGTTTGAGGATGGAAAGTTTAATGTGCTTTGCAACTCCATGCTTCTCACTGAAGGATGGGATTGTCCTATAGTTGACTGCATTGTAGTGCTCAGACCTACAAAAGTAAGAAGCCTTTACTGTCAGATGATAGGAAGAGGGACAAGACTGTTCCCGGGAAAAGAGCACTTACTTGTTCTTGACTTCCTATGGATGACCGGAAAGCATAACCTCGTTCATCCTGCAGATATAATCTGCAAGAAAAAAGTGATTGCCGATAAGGTAACGCTGGATCTTGAAGATGGGGATGAAAAGGATCTCTTTGAAGCTGAAGAAGTAGCAGAAAAGAATGTCCTGGAAGAGCGAAAGAACGCACTGCAGAAAGCACTGGAAGAAGCAGAGAAGGCAAGGAAACAGAAGAAGCTTGTGGATCCTCTTGAGCTTGAATTGTCACTTGGCGATGACTCCCTGATTGATTATGTTCCTACCTTCGGATGGGAAGCTGAACCTGCAACACAAAAACAGCTTGAGTATCTTGAAAAGATGCAGATCGCAGCAGATAAGGACATGTGCAGAGGAAAGGCCAGCAAGCTCATTGACCGATTAAGCACGAGACGAAGCTTAGGGCTGTGCACACCACGACAAGCAAAAGCATTGTCAAAATATGGCTTTGTTAATACTTACGATTGGAAGTTTGAAGAAGCCAGCAAGATGATGAACAGGCTTGCTGCTGTAGGGTGGAAAAAGTGGAATCTGAACATTGTACCGGAGGAATATATACCACCAAGTTTGTTGAGGGATGATGACTTATGGAATTAACAGAAGCATTGAACTATATCCCGCCATCCGCTCTGAATTATACAGAGTGGGTGACTATAGGGATGGCACTAAAACATGAAGGCTATACTGCTGATGTTTGGGATGCCTGGAGCCGATCAGATACCCGCTACAAAAGCGGGGACTGTGAGAAAAAGTGGAACACCTTCAGAGAGAACGCAGGTGAGATTGTAACAGGTGGGACCATCATTGAGATGGCAAAAAAGTTTGGATACAGTCCTGTCAAAAGAGAGATCAAAGCTTTTAATTGGGATGATGAGATCGAGTACGACGGAGATGACAGAGTTATCAAGGACACCGCTTGGCTGGATACTTCATCAATCATCGAAGCTCCTAAGGACATGAACGGTCCGGATGAGTTAAGACGTTTTATCCAGGCATTGTTTAAGCCGGAGGAAATTGTTGGATTCTGCATTGATGCTGAGTATGACAAGGACAAGAACAAATGGAAGCCTGCCTCAAGGGGATCTTATGGGATGACTGCTAAGCAGCTTCTAGCTGCCATCAAGAAACATCCAAAAGATATGGGCGCTGTTATCGGAGACTACAATCACGATGCAGGTGCTTGGATCAGGTTCAATCCTTTGGATGGCAATGGTGTAAACAATGACAATGTTACTGATCTGAGATATGCACTGATTGAGTCAGACAACCTTGAAATCGAAAAGCAGAAGGCACTTATGGAAGAATTGAAGCTTCCTATTGTAATGATGACATTCTCCGGAGGAAAGTCAGTCCATTCCATAGTAAGAATTGACGCCCTTACACCACAGGACTACAGAGAGAAGGTTGATTATCTATACCGGATATGTGGAGAGAATGGTCTCACCATAGACACTCAGAACAAGAACGCATCAAGAATGACCAGGATGCCGGGAGTTGTCCGAGGGGAGAAAAAACAGTTTATCATTGCCGAGAATCTTGGATTTGAAACATTTGATGAATGGCAGACGTACATTGAAAACTTAAAGGATACGCTCCCGGATATCATTCAGTATTCGGATCTGAAAGAACTTCCGCCACTGGCACCGGAGCTCATAAAGGGAATCCTGAGACAGGGACATAAAATGCTTATCTCCGGAGCTTCCAAAGCTGGAAAGTCATTCCTTCTGATAGAACTCGCGTTATGTATCACCACCGGGAGAAGCTGGCTCGGATTCGACTGCAAGAAGGGAAAGGTATTGTATATCAATCTTGAGGTTGACGGAGATTCATTCCTTCATCGTGTGGATGACGTAAAGCGTTGTATGGGGGTCAGTGATACTGGAGATCTGTCTATATGGAACCTGAGAGGACAGAAGGCAGACATTGCAACACTATCACCAAGACTTATAAGACGGGCTGAAGGTAAGAACTATGATGCAATCATCTTTGATCCGCTCTACAAGATCAATGTCAATGATGAGAATAATGCATCGGAGATGGCAAAGTTCTTTAATGAACTGGATAAGATATGCACGCAGCTTAAGACTTCCATCATATGCTGCCATCATCATTCCAAGGGAGCCCAGGGTGGAAAGTTCGCTATAGACAGGGCCAGTGGATCAGGCGTGTTCGCAAGAGACCCAGATGCAATCCTCGACATGATACAGATAAATCCTGCAGATGTCGAGATGTCGCTTGAGGATGGTCAGACTGCCTGGAGAATATCCGCAACGCTCAGAGAGTTTAAGACACCTGATGACATTGACGTGATATTTGACTATCCAGTCCATAAGGTAACAACAGATCTTGCAGACGCTCAGCCAATGAGCGGGATGGATAAGAGTGTCAATTCCAGGAGAGGGAATGCAGTCAAGAAGAGTATCAAGGGAAAAAGATATGAAAGGCTCTGCGCATTTGTGGAGAACTGGGATGAGATTGATACAAGCATAGCACATAATCCTCATCCAACATTGGCAGATGCCGTTGAATATTTCAAATCCGATAAAGGATTTTCAAGGAACACTATCAAAAATTGGTTGGGAGAATTTGATGATCTTAAGCTGGTGGAAGGGAGACTCTTCTATGCTGAAAACGATGATGAAACTCAATAAAGTGTCAAAACCCCATGAAATCATTTTGACACTACCTGTCAATTCAAAACCCTATAGGGAATTGTTGACAGGAAGTGTCAGAAAAACCCTATAGGGTTTTGACATATGTCAACAAAACCCTATTAATAGGTTTTTGACAAAACCCTGGCGGGCGCACCCTACGGCAAAACGCAGACATGGCGTTTTTGCCTAAGGGATGCTCAGCGCTCGAAAACGGAAATGATGATAGAAAGGACCAAATTAGAAATGCATTTCTTTTTGAACATGAATCCACCGACTAAGACACAACAGGAGCACCGGATCGGAATCAGCAAGAATGGCAAGCCCTATATATATGAAGACAGAGATCTGAAAACAGTCAGGTCGAATCTTGGAAGAGCTCTTTCTAAATTCATTCCTGAGGAACCTTATACAGGAGCAATAAGGCTGACTGTGAAGTGGTTGTTCCCTAGAAGAAAGCATAGTGATGGAGAATACAAAACTACAAAGCCCGATACAGACAACCTCAATAAGATGCTTAAGGATGAGATGACCAGACTTGGCTTTTGGAAAGATGATGCTTTGGTAGCATCTGAGATTATAGAAAAGTTTTGGGCTGAGATACCCGGTATCTATATCAGTATAGAGGAGCTTAGTAATGGATAGAGCACAGTGGAGACAAAAAGTATACGGTCCATACATGGACATCTGGAAGATCATCAAGATCCTCCAGCACGCATCTAATGACAAGCCGGAGCTCTTCCTGGAATACATGAACGAGGTAGAGAAGTTTGAGAATGCATACCAGGGAAATGAGTTCGCTGAGTTCCTGAGAAGAGCGGTCCTGCTCCGGGCAGATGACGTAATAGCAAAACTTAACAGGGAGGATGCCAATGAGCTGCAATCATGATGACTGCTTCACCTGCCCTTATCCTGACTGCGTACATGATGCCAAGGCCAGGAGGCCAAAGCTGACACCGGAAGAACGCAAGGAAAGGCGGAAAGCATACCTGCGCAGGTACTACATGGAGCACAAGGAGAATCTAGCGGAAGAAGCCCACAAGAGATACCTAAGAAAGAAATACAACGGATTATTTATCTAGGAGGGGAACATGGAAATATATGAGAACATCAGCGTCTATGCCAACACGATCATAGACGGGCTGATCGCAATAAAGGATCGTCACAGGGACGTGCTGACACGCTCTGAGGTGGAGACACTGAATGATGCTGCGAACATTATCAGCCACAACATAAAGGAGCTTAAGGAAGTATGAAAAATACATTATCTGATTTAAACAATTATCTATTTGAGGCAATGGAGCGGCTGACCGATGACAGTCTCAGCTCTGATCAGTTAGACCAGGAGATCAAAAGAGCCGAGAGCATGTCCAAAGTTGCCAATCAGATCATCCAGAATGGAGAGCTGGCATACAGAACAATGGTCCACATGGATGAGTATGGCTACAACGTGGACAGGAACAATGTACCTGCCATGTTAGAACTGAGGGATAAGTGATGGCAAATTACAATAAATATCCTCAGGAGGTTCATGATTTTGTTCGTGAGCACTGTGAGGGAATGCGGGATCCTGATCTGGCTGAACTGTGCAACAAGGAACTGGGAACAAACTTCACTCCCAGAAAGATGAAATGCTTCAGAGCTAATTATGGATACAAGAACGGTCTTGGACGCTGGTCAAGTGAAGAGTATCAGAAATATCAAAAAAGATTCCCCAAAGGGATGCATGAGTTTATCCGGGATAATTCATGGGGAGTCAGCTCTAAAGAAATGGCAGATATGGTCAATGAGAAGTTTGGAACCGACTTCACTCCGGCAAGGATGAAAGTGTACAGACAGAGGTATGGCATCAAGTCCGGAGTTACTGGATGGTATCAGAAAAATCATCCAAGTGGAAATAAAGGTATGAAGCAGGAGGAATACATGAGCCAGGAAGCTATCGAGCGCACCAAGGCAACACGCTTCAAGCCCGGAACTATTCCGCCTAACACTAAACCAGTCGGAACGATATCTGTTGTCGATGGCTATAAGCTTATAAAGGTCAAAGACAAAGGGAAGCGATGGGAAATGTGGAAACCTCTTCACAGATATGTCTGGGAACAGCATAACGGTTCTATTCCTGATGGAATGCTAGTGACTTTTAAGGACCAGGATCCAATGAACTGCGACATTGATAATCTGATGCTGATATCAAGAGGTGAGCATATAACCATGGCAAAAAAGCATCTCCGGTCAAAAAATCCGGAGTTGACAGAAGCAGGCCTCGGCCTCGTGAGGTTGGAAAAGGTAATTAAGGATAAAAAGAAAAAATGAAAGAAATGAAAGATTATGAATGTGATGGTCAGTTGAGCTTATTTGATTTCATTAACAATAAAAAAGTCAAGTTGGTCCGGAAGAATGAATATGAGCGATGGCGATGTAATAATTGCGGAACAGAGTGCCCAAACAGAGTCATTTATGGAGATTGGCCATATCAGGGAGTACGTGTTACGAAGCGATGCCCTGGATGTCATCAAGAAATCGACATACCGGAAGAACTTCAGAAAATAGCAGATCGTTCCAACAACTATTGTACAGATAATGTAAGTCGATGCAATAGAACTGAGATTTGGGAGAAGGCAACTGGTGATTGCCCGCAAACATGTTGTCATAGATGTGAAAAAGATTGCGAAGCAAAAAAGGACCTGATATGCAGATACGCATATAACGTATGCAGATTTTCAGGACACACCTGCAACAAGCAGAACCTCTGGGAAATTGCTGACACGTTGGATGCTCTCCAGTGCCCTCATGTATGTTGCCGGAAGTGTAACACAAGGCTATGTGGTGCCAGATGCAACGGATCAGAAGAGCCCAAAGCCTCAGAAGACGAATACATCAAAGAAAACCCTACCTGCTTCTATGTCCTTGGTCATTACCTGGACAGGGAACAAGGATGGCATAAGATGCCGGAGGAGCTTCCCAACTTCAACACATGGCTTCTGATTGACGTTGTTCTGTTTGGAAAGAAAACCAGCACAGCATGGATGGAGCATGAGAAGTGGGAAGCTAAAGACTGGGCTTTTCGGAGTGTTGACGATAGGCGAAATTCAGAGACAACAGAAATTTTAGCTTGGAAATTATCAAACCCTTTTGAATGATGAGAATGGAAGACCACGAATTGAAAACCTATGAAACCATAACAATAATACTGATGCTGATAGCTTGCTTGTTGGTGCTTGCAAGTTAGCGCAAGTTAGGAGATTAAGGATGAAAAAGTTAGAGCAAGAGCCGAACTGTTCGGAAATTCCGACAGGTTCAACTACTAAGAATGATTTAGGAGTTGATTGTATAAGCAGACAAGCAACGATTAACGCTGTAAAAAGAATACACCCTGTTGACACAGATTATGATTGTACTTTGTACGACAAGGTTGATGTTATGTATGTATTGTATGAAATGCCCTCAGTAACACCACAAGAACCAAGATGTGATGCAATAAGCAGAGAAGCGGTGTTGAAACTTCAATATAGAATAGATGATAGTGCAACACTTTCGACTAGGGACGTTGTGAATGTTGAAGATATACAGGCTTTGTCCTCAGTAACACCAATAAGACTTAAAGGGCATTGGATAAGTCATAGAGAACATTGTGAGAATTTAGGAGTAATGCCAAGTGGTTTAGGTGCTTATGAATGGTGTTCTAATTGTGATTGCGGTATTGATGTTAGGGAGTGGCATAGGAATCATTACAATTATTGCCCTAACTGCGGTGCAAGAATGATTGAGCCACAGGAAAGTGAGGATAAGGAATGAGAGTTCAATTAGTTATTGAATATATCAATGGTGATAAAGAGGAAGTATGTTGTGACGATTATAGCGAAGGAAAAACAAGCCTTATGTATTATATCAGATTTGGTGCAAAAGAGGGCACATATTATATTCCATATTCAAGTATAAAACGATGGTCAGCACATATATTTTAAGTCACAGGAAAGTGAGGATGTATGAACGCAAGACAAAAAGCCAAGTATTATAAGCGCAAGTATGAAGAACTTGCAAAAATGCCTTTACCGAAAGTTACGGTAACAAATTATAAGATTGACACTTTGAGATTCCAGAGATTATATCCCGAAGCCTTGATTGTAAAAGGTGAAGAAAATAAATTGACAGATATTATTACAAAAGATTTGGCAAATGAATTAGCTTCTCAAATGGGTAAATATGTAACTGTAACGGCTAATTTTGAACCACACATAAATCATTATAGGATTGTTGGAGAGATTAGAGTTGTTTGTAATACACCGAATTAAAACCGAGTTGAATCGGAGTTAGGAGCAGAAATGTTTAGCTTAGTGGAATATACCGAAGAAGAGTACAGGTCCGATATGCAGAAACTACTTGCGGAAAAAGGATTACATGATGCCGTAGAGTTCTATTGTGACAAGATAAATGAAGTAGCTGGCGTATTAACTTATGTACCACATAGAGATATACAAGAATTTTTATGTGACATATTGTATTTGATTGATTTAGATAAGGAGCAGAAAGAATGAGTAGTGTATATAGAGATACAACAGTGACACTGACCAATGAAGAAAAGAATATTCTGGAACAGGCTATAAAGGTATGTGAGCAGATCGCCAGAGATTGTAATGATGAAGATATGTTTGTGGATGCAAGCACTATATTTTCAAATATCTATGACAACTACAAGAACGGGGAACTTCCAACAGTTATACATATCTATGAGTAAGGAGCAGGAAAAATAATGCAATGTAATATTTGTCCTTTATTTTCAAGTTGGAATAATGAAAGTGATAGCGGTGAAGCGTGTGCGTTATTCGGTGATGGTTGGGACAGTCAATTCCAATATGAGAGAAATAATCAGATATGGGGATGTTACATCGAAAAAGCTTATATAAACAAGGTTGAGCAGAGAATCGAGAAATACAGAGCAGAAGAAGTACAAGCCTTCTTAGAAAGTGAGGGATAAGGAATGAAAATAAAAACAACAGTAACCGAGATTGAATGTACCGCAAACGAGCTAAGACAGAGCAATGCTTTATCTGATGGATTTTACAATATGCTTAGAGGATGCTTTAACAACATGACTTCTGATTGTAGAGAAGAGGAAGAAGAGGAGCAGGAAGATGGAAGTGACAATTAACATATCAATGGGAACTAAAGATTATGAGTTTTACAATGTTCCAGAAAAAGTAGCAAAGGCAATAATAACACTTTTATATGAGTGTGAAAATGATGATAGCAAGATATGTTCTGCGGAAAGTGAGAGGTAGAAGATGGGGATGATAATAATTAAAAATTACTCAATGCCACATAATTGCTATGCTTGTGACCTTCATAATTACCATGAATGTGCCCTGACAACTGAATCAATTGAAGATGATTATTGTTGGAACGGAGATAGCAGGGAAAAGCACTGCCCTCTTAGAGAAGTAGAAGCAATCCCCAAAGCCGACTACGAAGCAAGATTAAAGGCTGATATGGTGGCTATGTTGGAAGAGCTAAAAGAGCAATTAAGAGAAATGCACGAGGATTTCTTTGAAACAGAACATTATGATGAAGCGTATGGAGTATCAGATTCAATGGACGAAATTCAACAGAAAATCAATGCCTTGAAAGGAGAACATTCATGATTCTATTTTTAGCTGGTCTCTTATTAGGCAGTACTCTCGGATTTACTATCGCCTCACTAATGAACGTATCCAGCCAGGAGGATGATAATGATGATATGTCCGATATGCAACGCTGACACGATCTACAAGCGCCTGGATACCCGCCACATGACTGATGGAAGAGTTTACCGTCATTGTCAGTGCTCTTCCTGCGGCGGGCGCTTCAATACCATAGAGGCCTACGTTCCGGATGGCAAGAAGCCAAACATTAACAACTTCCGGAAGAACAACGCTAAAGTCATCTGGAAGCCGGAGCCGAAACCAATGGCCTTCATTAAGAGGAGGTAGTGTATGGACCCTTGGGCATTGTTTAGTGAGTTATGCAAGATCGTTGTTACGGAACAGAATGTATACCTGGATGTTTTAATCACCGGGAACGGAATAGAAATGATGCTTATGCCTATGTATGACTGTGAGGAGGATGAAGATGAAACCTGAACATACTTATTGCTTCTACATGAGCAACGGGGAGCATATACACGTAGAAGCAGATTTACTGATTGACTGCACAGACCATTATGAACTTTTAAAAGAGGGTGATGACAAGATATTTATGCAGGTATTCAAAAGTAACCTTATGGCATGGGAAATGAACAGATGACAATAGTAAAGGGGGAGATAATGAACGAACAGGCTTACAAATTTCTTAATTCTGCAAGAGTATTACACCTTCAGTGGTTACGCCTAAAGGCTAAGCATGATGAGCTTGAGGGGTGTCTTTTGCCCGCTGGCATTCGCTATGACAAGGATAAAGTGCAGACTTCCCCGGAAGATTCTATGTCTAAGATCTGCGCTGAGATCACTGACCTTGAGCACAGGATGAATGTCTTGCAGTACCAGAAGGCCAAACGCATAGAAGAGATCGACCGGGTACTTAGCTCCCTGGAATCTGAGGAGATACGGACAGCCCTCACAATGCGCTACATTAACCGCGTCACTGTGAGCAATATTGCGGATGCTATGGGCTACGCAGTCCCTACCATTTACAAATTTATGAACCAGGGCGGGGAGCATATTGCAAAGAGTATAAGAAATATAAAAACAAATGTGAGATAATATAAGTGGTAAATAATAATTAGAACCCAACCCATAACGCCATTATTAGTTACCTCTGTTGCCTGGGCCATCAGCATAGCGCTGGTGGCTCTTTACGTGAAAAACTTCATCTTCCTTGCAAAAAGGTGTTGACATACGGTAGACCGTATGTTATTATAATATTGTAAGGAGGTGATACAGATGAGCAAGAAAAAGAAAAAACAAAAGAAATCCAAGATCGACTGGAAAACCCTCACAGCTTCAGCAATCTTGGATTTCATAATCGGATTCATACTTCTCTTGATACAGCAATATCTAGAAAGGTAAGAAACCAAAACCAACAAGCGGGGGCGCAAGCCCCTTGCTTACAACAATTATAACATGCTCATCTGAAAAGATAAAATGAAAGATATACTAATATTTTTGGCGGTATTCTTCATTACAATTGGTTTTGCCAAGCTGATTGTAGTCGGAATAATCAGGAGGTCTGAGAATGGAAGAAAAGAAAATTAGACCTCAGGACAAATGGAATGCTGCACATGGACTTGTAAGTGTATCTTACAAGCTGACAAAAAGTATAGCGGATGACTTCTCTGAAGCCTGCAATAAGGCGGGTGTATCTAAGAAGTCACAGCTGGAAAAGATGATGTTGGAGTTTATCCGCCAGCAGTCAGAACAGAACAATTAAACGCACAGGCGCTCGTGGTTATCCCGCGGGCGCTTTGCTATGAGGTAGACCATGCTAAGGACCTGCAAATACTGCGGACGTATTCACGATACCCATCATATATGCCAACAGAAAGCCACCCGCATATCTGCTAATAACTACCGGCATGGCACAGTCGCCGACAAGTTCCGGCGCTCCCTGGCATGGACTGAGATGAGCAGACGTGTTCGTGCACGTGACTACTTCATGTGCTTATGCTGTGCTGATGGTATACCTAAAGACGATGGCACATTCAACACGATAGAGACAGACAACATATCAGTTCATCACATCATACCTATAGAAGAGAACTATGATCTGAGACTTGATGAGTCTAATCTCATTTCAGTTTGTTCAAGTCACCACGGTATGTGTGAGGCTCAACAGATCTCAAGAGACAGACAGCATGAGCTTGTTAAACGTAGCATGGAACGCAGAGAAAAAAACGCCGGGCAGGCAGTATGAAATGATATATGATATCAAACTAGTTTAGGGGTATGTTTTATCCCACCGCGCCGGGAAATGTATCCCCCGGAGGCCGGTGCCCTGATTTTGGAAGATTTACTAAGACCACGCCGCCCTTTTTTTTAGGGCGATTTTTAAATATGAGGGTCAGGAGGACAGGATGGCAAGACCAGCAAAGCCATTGAGTGAACAGTCCGGAGCGATTACCAAAGAGGAAGCGTTCGAAAGGGACAAAGCAGAGACCAGGCTAAGGGGTGGAAAAGATGCCCTAAAGCCATCAAGTTACCTCAATGAAGCACAGATAAGCATATTTGAATACATAGTAAAAGGCCTGGATCAGGCGGGAGTGCTTGGGAATCTTGATCTGTATGTACTGGAGATGGCAGCGATAAGCATATGCAGGATCAGAGAGATTGAGATAGCCATCAATGAGGATCCTGAGGAGCTTTGCAATTCGAAACTGATGGCGGCTAAGGAGAAGTACTCAAAAGACTTCTTCCGGTGCTGTAATGAGCTGGCTTTATCACCACAGGCCAGAGCCAAGATAGCAATAGCCAGTGTTAAGGCAGTAAAGGAAAACAGGAATCCGATCCTGGACGTCCTGGAAGATGATGATTAAGAATCACCCGTCATATATTTATGCTTACGAGGTTGTGAACGGACTGGAAGAGGCACCCTCGTATGTGGTGAAGCAGTGCAAGGAGTTTCTTGCTGTCTGTGATGGACAGAGAGAGGCTTTTTTTATTGATGAGAAGAGAGTCAAGAGGATTGATAAGATCCTGAGACTCATCAAGATGCCTAAGGGACTGAAGCTTGGAGAGGTTATTTATGACTGCCTTGCGGGGTTCCAGTGGCTTCTGATAATAGCAGCGCTTTGCGTGATGTATAAAGACAATCCCAAGAAGCGCAGATATGAGACAGTGCTCCTTGAGATAGCCAGGAAGAACGGCAAGACATTTATAATTGCAGTTCTTTTTATTTTGTTGTTTTTCCTTGAGCCAAACTTCTCATATTTTTACTCAGTAGCTCCGGACGGATCACTCTCAAGGGAGATCAAGAAGGCGCTGGAAGAGATCATAAGGTTCAATGCTGATATCTTCCCGCTGGAAGGCGCTGAGATGATGTTTAAGCTAAGGCGCGATGATATTGAGTTCCTTATAAAAAGCAGTAAATACATCCCGCTGAACTATTCTAATTCAAGGCTTGACGGTAAGCTTCCGAATGTGTTCCTGGTCGATGAGGTCGGAGCACTTCCGAACAACTACGCCATTGAGGCAATGAGATCCGGACAGCTTACGATACTTAACAAGCTTGGCTTTATCATCTCCACCAAGTACCCGACAATGAACAATCCCTTTGAGGATGAGGTGTTGTATTGTCAGAAGGTCCTTGATGGACATATGAAGGATGATACGCTGTTCGCTCTTTTGTATGAACCGGATAACAAAAAAGAGTGGATGGCTGATGATACGATCCTGAAGCACGCAAATCCCCTGGCGCTTAAGGTGCCTGAGATATGGGATGACCTCATCAAGAAGAGGCAGCGTGCGATTGAAGTGGAGAGTGCCCGTGAAAACTTCCTTACGAAGCATTGCAATATTATCTATCAGGGTATGGGGACAGAAACCTATATCCCTGTGGATAAGGTAAGGGCCTGCCGGACAGAAAAGATTGAATGGGAAGGCCGCAAGGTGTGGCTGGGTGTTGACCTGGCTATGACAAATGATAACTGCTCCGTGGTCATGAGCGCAGTGGATGACGATGACAGGATACTCACAAAGCCGATGGTATTTATCCCGGAAGGGCGGGTCCTTGAGAAGACCAGGACGGAACATGTTGACTATAAGAAGTTTATTGAGAGGGGTCAGTGCATAGCCTGCGGTGATATGGTGGTGGACTACTCAGTGATTGAGGATTATGTCCTTACATTGGAAGAGAAGTACGGTGTGACTATCGTGGCGATCGGCTATGACAGATACAATGCCATGTCAAGCGCTCAGAAGTGGAGTCAGAAGTATACGACTGTCGAGATCAGACAGCATTCTGACACGCTACACCCGCCCACAAAGCTACTCTATGAGAAGATCCTGGACGGGAGCTTCATGTATGAGCCGAATGAGCTCTTTGAGATAAACTTCGAGAATGCCCGATGCACTTTTGACACCAACTTAAACAGATATGTAACCAAGAAAAGGTCCATCGGTAAGGTGGATATGGTAGTGGCTCAGATTGATGCAATGTATCTGATACAGCAGGATGTGATCTTTGGATCCGATGACTTTATTGTTCAGGTGGTATAAGACATGAATCTATTTTTTTGGAGAAAACAAGAGAAGAGAGAAGAACCTCAGTCCCAGGTGATCGATGAGAACAGTGTGGATGCTGATATCTTAAGGGCGCTCGTGAGTGATGATACCGTCACCAAGGAGATGGCGCTCAATATCCCGGCTATCGGTGCCTGTGTGAACAAGATCGCTGACACTGTGGCATCCCTTAACGTAAAGCTCTACAAAAGAGATGGTGAGGGACAGGTGGAAGAGGTCAAGGGAGACATCAGGACGAAGCTTCTCAATGATGACACCGGGGATGCGCTCGACGGGTCGCAGTTCAAGAAGGCCCTTGTGGTGGATATGCTGCTTGATAAAGGCGGATATGCATATGTGAACAAGGATAAGAGGACAGTGAGGAGCCTTCACTACGTGGAAGCCAACAGAGTCTCATTCATCCGGAACGCTGATCCGATCTTCAAGGACTATCAGATCATTGTGAACGGGCGGACTTACGAGGGATTCCAGTTTATTAAGCTCCTAAGAAATACAAAGAATGGTTATTCAGGGACTAGCATCATTGATGACAGTCCTATTTTATTGTCTGCGATCTACAACAGCATGAACTACGAGAAGCAGATCGTGAAGAGCGGCGGCAATAAGAAGGGCTTTATCCAGTCCGCAAGGGCATTGTCCGAGAAGGCAATGACAGCACTCAAGGCGGCGTTCCGCAACCTCTACAGCAATAACACGGAGAACGTTGTAGTACTCAATGAGGGCCTGTCGTTCAAGGAAAGCTCCAATAATGCTGTGGAGATGCAGCTCAATGAGAACAAATTGAGCAATGAGAATGATGTCTGCAAGTGCTTTTTGATCCCGCCAAGCATCATCAATGGCGGCGCTACCTACGAGGATAAGAAGCTATACCTTGAATCCTGTATCATGCCTATCCTGGAGCGGTTCCAGTGTGCAATCAATAGGGTCCTTCTGCTGGAAGCTGAGAAAAGTAATTACTATTTTGCTTTTGATACCTCAGATATGCTCAAGGCCGACATTGAGAAGCGCTTCAAGGCTTATGAGATAGCCTGCAAGAATGGCTTCATGCAGATCGATGAGATTAGGGCAAAAGAGAACCTGCCTGCATTCGGTCTCGACTTCATCAAGTTAGGACTTCAGGACGTACTTTACTACCCTGAGGACCATAAGATCTATACACCTAACATGAATCAGATGGCTGACCTGGACACTCTGGAGATGACACAGAATCTTGCATCGGCTCCGGAAGAGGAAAGCGATCAGGAAGGAGGTAATGAGGATGTTCAAAGTTGAGATAAGAAACGACTCAGTGCATATCGATGGCTATGTCAACGCGGTAGAGCGTGACAGCAAGGTCCTGAGGGATGACAAGGGCGAATTTATCGAAAAGGTAAAGGCCGGAGCATTCCAAAGGGCAATAGACAGGGCTGCATCCAAGAATCAGTGCATCCGTGTACTGCTCAATCATGACTATATGCACGAGCTTACAAATACAAACGAAGTCACCACAAAACTCTTTGAGGATTCTATTGGACTCAGATGCCAGTGTGAAATCAGAGACGCTGATGTCATTCAGAAAGCCCGTGAGCACAAGCTCCGTGGATGGTCCTTTGGCTTCTGGCCTTTGGTGGATTCCCGTGAGAATGACAAGGGCATAGACAGAAGGGAGCTAAGAGAAATAGAGCTCTATGAAGTTTCGCTCCTGGATGAGACAAGGACCCCTGCCTATGACGGGACAAGCGTGGAAGTACGTGATTACACGGAGACGCGAGACTTTGAGGATGACACAGAATACGTGGAAGAGATAAGGCAGGAACCTCAGGAAGAGGAAGCTGCTCCCGTAGATCTCCACGAATACTGGAACCGGTTTAACGCCACAAGAATGGCTTAAACATAAACTATCAATTTTTTCCAAGAAGGAGGAAAAGAAATGAATCTTAAGGAATTACTTGAGAAAAGGGCTGCTAAGCAGGCCGAGATGAAAGCCATTCTTGATATGGCTAAGCAGGAAAACAGATCTCTTAACGAGGAAGAGAACACAAA